TGTTACTAACAATGATTTAATAATTATAGTTTCATTAACTAAAGGATTGCCTGCTCCCAAAGGGACTAAAGCATTACCAGTTGTATTGTTATCTATACCTTTAAATTTATATTGGTTTACTACTGCCATTATTCTAAAAAGAAACTCTTAGCTTCTATCTCCTGTTTTACTTCTTCTTGGAAAGAAGAATTTAATTTTGTTATGATACCATTAATATCTCTTACTAATGATTGAGAAGCTCTCTCATCATACTCTCTACTTGCTTTAGTTAATGATTGTACAAGTTTAGCCATTATAAAATACTTGCTAGTCCTCCGTTTTTATAATTTACTCTACCACCAAAGAAGTATCCGGCTCTGCCACCATCTTTCAGGTCATAATCTTGATCATAATTTCCAGGATTACCTGTATCTTTGTCTACCCCATAAGAATCCATATCTTCTTGTGAAGCTGCGCCTGAACCATAGTCCTTATCATTGTTTGCTGCAATCTCTCTATCCGCTATAGCTAATTGATCTTGTAGTAGTTGAGCCTCTTGTCTTCTTTGTTCATTTTCTTTTTTTTGTCGATAATTTTTATACGCACCGTATGCTAGAGTTCCAAATGGATTTGACATAGTCCTACTTATTTTGCCAACAGTGCTTAAAAAACCCGGTCGATTATTTTTAATATCTTCCTTATCAATAGTACCTTCGCCAATGTCATCTAAATAATTTTCATTTTCTTCTGGAGTAGTTCCTGTACTTGCATAAGGAGACTCATAACCATAATTTGTAGGTCCAGGATCAACGGGTCCATCACCACCACTTTCATAACTTGATGGATAAATATATGGATATTGGGACATAATTCCAGAACTAGATATGTTACTAAAATCTAATGGTGTACTACCTGTAAAATCTTCTTGTAAATACGCATCATTAGGAACATAATTAAGATTTTGTGCTTCAGCAGATTTGTTTCCTACAGCCATTATCTCATTCCTCCTGGTGCAATGTCTAATCTAAATGTACCAAGTTTCCAATTTTTACCAGCACCTGTATTGGATACTTTTAATGCAATTGATCTAGCCCTAAGTCGGGTACTTTTAAAATTTGTAGTTTCCGTTGATGTAAAATTTGTAGTTGTTGCAACGGTATTAGGGTAATTTCTTGTTGTAAAACTAACTTCAGTATCACCCGTTTGTTCTATAAAATCTGGTATAAATCTACTTATTCTCATCATATATTCACCATCTCCTCGAAGATCAGGTGTTCCTACAACTTGGCCTGTGTTACTTCTTCTTTGAGTAATATCAAAATCACCGGAAAGAATGTTAGCATTAACAGCAGTAATTGCATTACCGGCGTTTACTTGATCGGTTCCTGTTTCGTGTTGATAGTATATACTACTTCCGTCTACATTGCCAGTAACATCAAAAGAGGCATTATCATCGGGGTTATAAAGTGTTGCATGAGGTTTTTCGTATACAGCAGAATCCACCCAAGCAGATCTGTTTAAAGATCCTGTTGTCCAAATAGGTCTTTCAGTTGTAGAATCTATATAATTATAAGTGACCACTCTATCAACCGAAGTAGCTGTAGCTGAACAATAAAACCAATTTATCTCTCCAAAAAGATTGTTAATACCTACGTTAATTAAATCTCTAGTTACATTATTAAGACCAAGTCCAGGATTTTTTGAATAAACAAAATCTTCTACCAGACAAGGCATAGATCTTAATTGACCATCGTAATTAAAAAAACCGTTGTCTGACATCCAATAGGCTGAGCCATCAACTTCTATACAAGCATTTTTACCTATTAACCCACAGTTGGTTCCTGCTTGTTGAAATGCAAAAGTAAAAGGTTGACCCACAAATTGCATTAAAAATAATGCAGTATCGGTCCATACATAAAGAGCATCCCTACCTTTAATAGCAGACATAATTTTAGATCCTGCAGCAAGTCTTTGAGTACCTGCTGTATTTTCTGCTTTTACAGTATACTCATTAATATTTTCCTGGTCCGAGAATCTTATAAACATATCATCTTGTGTAGTTTTATCTCCAATGGTAGTTTCAGTTCCAAAAAAAACTAAGTGTCTGTCTGGAGTCGATACTAACATATGACGTGAAGCCGTTGGTGCTCCAGATATAATTGTTGCCCGAGTGGTTAAGGAATTTGTTGCTGATGCATCCCACTCAAAACATTCCCCATTATAAATAAGAGCAATTAACTTTGTGCCAAAATTATCAAGAACCCATAAACCAGGGTTAAGTGTAAACTGTGTAGTTGATGAAGCTTGACCCCATCCATTAAAATTTGTGATATCGGTAATAACAGCGTTTTGTAAATGTGTAGTTGCAGTGGTCCCATTTGCTGATCTAGCTCCACCGCTTAAAGTATTCGTTCCTGTGTTATTAGCAGTGTAAGATATATCTTCTGTACCTATTCTTATGGTCCCCGATGCCGGAAACGCGTTTGAACTAGCAAGAACAATGTTAGTTGTTGTCGTATCCGTTAAAGCTGTTGCAAGAGTATTGGTTGCAGCTCCGTTTGTTGTACCACCAAATAAACCTGAACTCCAACCGAAACCAGATTCTTGTGTAGAAGATCCTACGGTAAAATAACATAAAACAGAAGCAGTACCGGCATTAGTTACAGGCGTGCCGACTTCGTTAGTGGCCAGTGTAATTGTAAAAGTCGTGCTACTTGGTGTAGAAGTTACCATAAATTTCTTATCTTCAAATGTGGCATTTGTAAAAGTAGAGCCAGATAACCCAGAAACAGCATCAAATAATACTATGTCATTATCTATCAGACCATGAACAGACGAAACAGTTATTGTGACCGTGGGTGACCCTGCTGTGCTTGTAAAATTTGCGCCAGTAATTGTAGTCCTTATAGGGTGAATATCATAGAACTCGCCGTCCGAAAAAACATAAAGAATTCTATTAGTACCAATTGCAGAATATTTTATACCTATATTATCATCCCAGTTGTGTATAGCTCTTGCGGCACCGGTTAGTTTCTCTGTACCTAATTGTTCCCAACCACCTATTTTTTCAGGTGAGCCGTATCTAAAACGTACGTTATCTCCATCGAACCATTGCCCTTCGGCTCCTGTTTCAGTAACTTGTTTGTTAAATCCTGGGGCAAAACCTAATTTTTGTAGCATAATATAACACTATATATGATATCTTTTTAAAATCTAGCTACTATTTCTAATAAATAAGACTATTCAAGTTCCATAACTATGTTAAAATTTAATCTAAAATTACTTGTTTTTGCTTGTCCTTCCTTAGAAGAGACAAATCTCCCATTAATGCTCCAGATTAGTGTTAAAAGAAATAATTATTTTAGATTCTTTAAAATTATTAGGAGGAGATCTATGACTCCAAAAAGAAGGAAAAGTAAGTATTTGTCCTTCCCTTACATCAAAATTTTTAAAATTATTAAAATCTTTAACAATTGTTTTAGTATTTTTATTAGGTAAATTTAAATAGTATATATTAGTAAAATGAGATTTTTGATGCGTATGCCAATCATGTTTATCATTTGTTTCATACCATTGAAACCATAAATTATCTATAAAAACTTTTACATTAACTAAACTTTTAAAATTTTCTTCAAAATAAGTGTAAATATTTTTATTAAAATAATGCTGCCAATCTTTTTGCATACTAGAAGGTATGTTCCAATCTGTGTGAGAAACATCATCAAATCTATTTTGAGGAATTTTTTTTATTAATTCAATAATAATTTTTTTATGTTCTTCGTGATTTGGAACATCATAAATAAAAGCATAATCTATTTTTTCCATTACGTCGCTTCTCCCAATTGTCCACTGCTTAACTTTATATTAAAAGATATAGAAAGTCTATCCAAGTCCTCATAATGAGGACTTACCATATGACTCATATAAGAAGGAAAAATTAAAAACATATTTTCTTTAGGTTTTATATTAAAACTAGTTTTAAATTCTTCTGAATTTAAAAAAAACTCTAAATCACTTAGAGAACGTTTATCGTTTTCTAAAAAAACTAACTCTCCGTTTTCTTTTGGGACATTTAAATAATACACTCCTGAAAAATTAGAACCAGGATGCGTATGAGAAATGTTGTGGTTATATTTTTTATTTTTATTAATCCACAAATTTGTTAAATTAAAATTAGTTTTTGTTTTTATTTTGTAGTTATCTGTAATTAATTCAAATGACTTTTTAAGTATTTTATCAAGGATGACTTCGTTTTCTATAAAAGAACTATGAAAACCTCCTACATTTGAGTAAATAAATTTTTCTTTATTTGTTTCCTGTGTTTTTAATTCTTTAATTATTTCATTATGCAATTTTTCGTCAATTAAAAAATCATATAAAATACTTTGAGGGAAAATATTTTTTTTACTCATTTATTCTTTTACCATGTAAGCCAACAGATGCGGTAATTCTAGGGCTAAGTGCAATTACTTTATGTTTTAAACCTTTTGGTATAAAAACCATATCACCTTTTTCAATGATATAATCTTTATCTTCAATACCAAAAACTCTGTACATAACTTTTCCTTTTAATCCTATTATAAAGACATCTTCTTCATCCATGTGAGTGTTGCCGACTTGAGATGCAAAATTAAAAAATAAATCTATTTCATCACTTTCATTTTTTTCATAACAAAATAATGTACCTAAAAAATTAATAGATGATTTTATTTCTTTAAAAAAATTACTTACTCTTTGTGTTTGGAACACATCTTTTAAATTTCCATTAAATGATTTTTGATTAATTTGTAAATTACTTTCCTCTTCTAATAATTGGATTAAAAAATTAAAATCATAATTTTTTTCTAAAGAAACAAAATTTTTAACTAAGGTTACTTTATTTTCTTTTATTGAAGCTATTTCTTGCTTTTCTATTAACATATCTTAGTTTAATTAAATACCATAGATTAGTTCTAAAACTATTCGACATCTTTTGTCCGTGTGGGTTGAAGTAAAATAAGGGTTATTTTTAGGGAAAGAAATAAATCTATTTTCTACTGAAGATATTTTATCCACCCCAGCTATTTCTATTTCTGAGTTATTGGTATTAATACATAAAAACCCTCTAAAGCTTTTATTATTATCTATTTCTTGTTTAGGTACTGGTTGTTCTTTTAGTTCAGAACTACAAAAATTAAAAATTAGTTTGGCATGGTAAAGTTCTTTTGAGTTTAATTGTGAAACTAACGGAGAAAGTATTTCATTTGCATAAATACTATTTTCTTGTTTTTTGTTTGATGTATCAATTAAAGTATGAATTAGATCATTATACTCACCCTCAATATACCATGGAAAATTTTTACTTGAAACAGTTGTACAAATTTTCCAAAAAGAAGAATTTTTTAAAAAATTATTTTCAATTTTTATTGTCATCAGGATTTTCTTTTGTGATTTCTATTTCTTTGTTCTCATAAGACATTATATTTTTTGTTTTTTCATCAAAATTCTCATTAAATTTTATAATCATTGCCATGAGATTATTTCCAAAATGTCTAAGAGCCTCAGCTGTAAAATAAATACTTTTTTTATTTTGTATAATTTTTATTTCTTCTTCATTAAAATTTAAAATACAAGAACCATCTTTTTTTTGTCTAAAGTTCATTTTATTTTTCTACACCCCAATAAGGTCTATTATCTTTTTCAAAAGATTTATTATTACCTTCTGCGTCAACGTAATGTATAAAAGTTTGTGCGCACCAGTCTCCTTTAAATTCTTCTCTATAGTGCTCTACCTCACATCCCAAATATACAGCTGCTTCTCCTGGTTTTAAATTAATTGCATTTCCTTCTATATAAATTGGCCACTCTGTTCCATCACTACCTATATTAATAGTTGCACTAATTTCGCAAGAGGGTCTATCTTTATGTTTTTTTAAATCTGAATACTTTGTGTACATTCTCCAAAAACTATATGTTGCTAGAAGTTTTTTTCCAGTTTCATATTCTACAAGAGTTTTTTTCTTCAACATCATAGATTCCATTAAAGGGTCTGCATAAAAAGAAGAATTTGGAACTGCGTCAGTTTCTTGATTCTTATTAAAAGATTTATTATTAAGACGATGTTTTATTTCACAATATAAATCACATAATTCTATTTCATCTTTGGATAAGAAATTTTCTATTTTTTTATATTTAAAGTCTTTACCTATAATGCCCATGATACAACTGAATACCTTATTCCTTTAGTTACTGGTTTTACTGCGTGGGGATACAAAAAATTACTTGGCCACACAATCATTCTATTATCTTTTTTTTCAATAGTAAGTTCCTTTTCTTGTCCTAAAAATTTGAAACAAAGTTCTCCTCCTTCATAATTACTATTGCAAAAATAGATACAACTAAATGTTCTTGGTGAATATAACCCATGATCAACATGAAATGTATATTTTCCATTTTTTTTATACTTTAAAACTTCTATATCTTTTAATATAAAATTTGTTTCTTCATTTCCAATACTTCTATTATATCTTTGTATGTATTCAGTAAATATAGAATTAAAGTAGTTAGCCCAAAAAACAGTTGTTCTACTTTCTATACCAATATTAAACAACGGCCAAGATTTTACATCTCTAATTTTTTTATTCACAGAATTGTTCTGTTCTTTTGATGAAAGACCTGCATCAATAAAATTGGGGTTTTCTTCACATATTTTTAAAAAAACATTTAAAGTTTTTTTGTTTAAAATATCATCGTATACTCTTATATAATCTATTAAATTTGAAGAATTTATTTCCATGATTTTTTACTCCACCATTTATTTTTATAGAGATTTAAAATTTTTAAACTTAAGTTAAATATTTTTTTGTTTTTTTCTTTTTCAGAAATAGCTTCAATCACCATTTTCCATTTTTCTCTCTTAAATGGAATGACTTGAGCAAGGGGAGTTCCTGATTCAATAACTGTATCTAAAATAGGATACTTATCACCATTGATAATAATTGGAAAATTTATTTCACTAATAAAAGTATCTGTATCAACTATACCGGGAATAATTGAAAACCTGTTATCACTATTATTCATTGGAGGTAAAAAAAGACAAGAATAACCGGGAGGTGTTTTTATTATCCATGGATTTAATAATTTATGAAAAGGAAGATTTTTATTTTTTTCTACAAAAGGACATTTTTCACCTAATTGTTCAACAGGGTGTGTATCAAGAACATCCATAGTGTTAATGTTTGTATTATAACTTATGGTGCAAGAATTTTTATGTAGTGGGGTATAACCAGACGAATATCTTTTTTCATTTTCTATAAAATTATGCTTTATATGATAATCAATAGGCATTTTAATAATATATCCAGCTGTCAAAGTATCTAAAAAAGGCATACAACCTTTTATAGTTTTGTTTTCAGCAGAATGAGTTAATTCTTTATACCATTGAGGTATATTTAATTTTGATGGTTGTGGTAATACTTCTGAAACATCTATATATTCTTTATTTGCAATGAATTTTATTTCTTTCGTAAACATCTAAAGATGTTTTATTATAATTTAAGGTATTTGTAAAGGATGATAAAAAGTTATTGAATTTTCATTACAATACTGTTCCCAAGTTTTATTTAATGGAAAAGTTATAGAAGAAGTATCAAAATCTTCTAAAGTGGATTTATAGTCGTTCAAAGAATTATAAAGTGCATTTTTTTGGTTTCCTTTAAGAAACTCTTTTAATTGTTTTAAATGGTTTTGAAAAATTGATTTTAAAAACATTTCATCTTTAAGAGAACCATTAGCATCTGTAAAATTTACGTTTGTTCCATCATACGATGTTATCACTACTCCTGTTTTTACTTTTAAAAAGTCGACATCCGAAACACTTACTACAGAATGGTCAGATAAAATTAAATTTTGTGAATCTCTATCTGAATCACTAGCAGCTATTTTAACTATATTGTTATCACTATTAAAAATTAAATATGCCATAAATTACCCCTCATTTGAATATACTACTAAAGCCCCTGCTGTTCCAGCTGTTCCAGCCTGTGATGGATTACCGACACCTCTTGAACCTCCTGCACCTCTATCATCACTCCATAAAAGTCCAAGACTAGGGTTAAAATCTGCCCCTGGAGTAGCACCAGTGTTTCCAGTAGACTGATTATTTCCGCCTCCTCCACCGCCACCGCCAGCGGCTGTAAAATTATGAAAATTTGTGACTGAACCCGCATTACCAGGAGCGTTGGAACTATTGCCTCCATTACCCGCAGCACCTATACTAAAAGCTATAGTGCTTCCTCCAGAAGCATTTGCTGTATAAAAACCAATACCACCTTGTCCACCAGGTCCACCTCTTTGTTGTGGTTCGTTTGTGTTCATGAATCCACCGCCACCGCCGCCACCAAATAAAAATGCTTGTACTTTAGTTGCATTTGAAGATAAAACTACATTTCCAGAAGCAGGTCCTGATACAAATGCTTTTGCTTTAAAACTTGCTCCACCTGATCCTGAAGAAGCTGCAGTTAATCTTCCTTGTGCATCTACAGTAATTGAAGAAGCTGTGTAACTTCCTGCAGTTACTGCTGTGTTTGCTAATTTAGCTGCTGATACTGCATCGTCATTTATTTTTGCTGTAGTCACTGCTGAATCATTTATTTTTGCTGTAGTCACTGCTGAATCATTTATTTTTGCTGTCTCAACAGCACTGGCTGCAATCTCTGCAGTATCTATGGCGTTGTCTGCCATTTTAGCATTTGTAATTTGAGAATCTGCAATATGAACTGTGTCAATTGAACCGTCGACGTATTGATCACTGTCAACACTGTTGTCAGCCATTTTAGCAACAGTTACATTGTCGTCTGCAATTTTAGCAGTTGTTACTGCACTGTCTTGAATCATTGCAGTAGTAATTGAATTTGCTGCGGTTGAACCTATAGTCGCTTCAAAAACACCAGTGTTTGTTGCAACACCGTCAAGATAAATAAGTTTATATCCTTTATCATCTGTTGCAAAAGTAACTGTTGCACCTGAACCAGATGCTGCTTTTAATTGTACTGTTTGTGCATTAGTGGTTCCGTTTTTAATAATGTAAAAAGTTTCTGTAAGAAGAGGAAATGTTAAAATTCTTGATCCCGTAAGAGCACCTGTAAGTTCTATGACTCTTTGTTGAGCAGTACCCGTTAAAGCACCGTCCGCTATTGTTAAAGCTGTAGTTCCGGATCCAGCAACAGCTAAACTTAAAACTCCACCAGTTAATTGTTCAATAAGACTTAAATTTGCGTTTGTTTTTGTTCCCCAAGTACCAGCATTTTCGCCGGTTGCCATTAGTTCTAAACCAAGATCTGTAAAAGTTGATGCCATAATTTGTTTCTCCTAAGCTACGTGTGTTACATCTGTATACGATGTATTTCCTACTATGTCAACATCTTGATAGCCCAGTATAATAACCTCTCCTACACTAGATGTTGCTGATAATCCAGTTAAACCTATTACATCTGCAGGTGAAATTGAACCTACTGCAGACGTAGCAGAAACTCCGGTTAATGGAACCCCTATTTCAACATTAAGTGAACCTACACTAGATGTTGTTGATACCCCAGTTGGGAACACTGTTAACCCGATGTCAATTGCACCCACTGCAGACGTAACAGAAACTCCAGTTAATGGAATTATTTCAGTTAGAGCAGGGGAGATAGCACCTACTGAAGAGGTTGTTGAAACTCCCGTCAGAGTAAATGAAACATCTATTTTTGGAGATAGTGTTCCAAATTGAGATAATAATAATCCTTGTCCTACTAATCCTACTGTTTGTCCATCCGGTGAAATTGCACCTACTGCAGATGTTGTTGATACTCCGGTTAAAATATGTGCTTCATTAATATTAATAGATCCAACAGAAGACGTTGTTGAAACTCCTGTTAATGGAATAAAGTTTTCTACATCAGTTGTAAGTGAACCTACAGCAGAAGTTGTACTAACTCCTGCTGGTGTTAGAACTGCTCCCGTAAAACTAATTACTGAACCAATGGTTGATGTTGCCAATTGTCCGGCTAAAGTTAATGAAACATCTGTTCGTGGAGCTAGTGCTCCTACTGCAGATGTAGTTGATAAACCTGTTAATATATGTGTTGAATTAATATTAACTGCACCAACAGATGATGTAGTTGATAACCCTGTTGGAATTAATGAAAGATCAGATCTTGCAACAGGTGAACCTAATGCAGAAGTTGTTGAAAGTCCTGTTAATGGAATTATCTCTTCTACAGAAGCTGAAAGTGCACCAATAGAAGATGTTGTTGATAAACCTGTTAATGATACGTCAAGAGAAGATTCCCCCCAATTTTCAAAACCCCATGTATCGGAACCCCAACCTTCAAAATTTTCTACAGTAACTGAAAGTGAACCATTAGCTGTTGTTGATTGTAAACCGGTTAAAGAAACAGTTTGGACATTAGATTGCCAAGAATTTTCGCCCCATGCTACTGAAGGGCTATCTCCGCCCCAAATAGATGCCATAAGGACTACCCCCTTATGCTATTCTAAGTATAGCGTTTGATGCGTCTGCTGCTGGAAATTCTATTGTGAAAGTTCCACTTGTTACAGTTTTGTCTCCACCAAATGCAATAGCACAAACAGATGGATCACCTGATGCAGTATCATTAAAAATTAAACAACCGTTAGCTGTAAATGAAGCTGATGTAAAAGATACATTAGAAAAATCACATACTGCTGTGTCACCAGATAAAGCGGGTGTTACGTTTGTAAGTGCAATTCCTTTAGTAGTATAACCATTACCATTAGCTACTTCGTTAGATGTAGTATACGCAGTTGTTGTTTTATTTAGTGTCGCTGAACTTGTGTACAATGCTAGTCTAAAAGTATTTCC